ATTTGAACAAAAAGAAGGAGTAAAAGTACAAATGCACGTTCCATTGAATGACGTAGAAATAACAAAACTCCCTCTAAGCGATAAAGAAGAAACAATGCTTTTCGAAAGACTAGAGAAAGAATATCCGGATTACATTCCGATAAGTATTGACTCAATTACATGGCAACCATAAGTGTTCTGTTTAGTTAGTTTAATTATTCTATAGAAGGATCAAGGAGTCGTGAGACTGTTTGATCCTATTTTATTTTCAATATAAATGGAAATTGAATTTGGACAGCAAATATTGGTGTTTTGTGCAGCGAGATTAATATCTAGACAGTGTATCGACTAATTTACTGAGATACAGAAAGATCAATATAAATGGAAAAATAATAATGTAGCACATAAAAAATATTTTAGAAATTTATGGTCGAAATTGTTGTCCAGTGTATCAAAAAGGTGTATCTTTACAGCGTCGAAAGAAATGAGACACATTAGTATTAACAATTAAAATTTTAACAACTATGACAACAAATGACAAAATTGAAGTGATGTTTTACTCAAATCGCAGAAGAGTTGAACTGACAGTTAAACAAGTAAATCCTACAATTCTAGTAGATGAACAAGGAAAAGAGTACTTTTACAAAGGTTACGAATTGTTCGAATCAAATAACGAGAATGCATATCCAGCCGGATGTGATTTTGATCTCGAAAGTTGTTACTCGGATCTATACGATGAAGTAGCTGATAGAATAAGCGAACTTGATTTTGAACAACTTAAAAAGGTATACGAAAAGATCAACGGTAACGAATATCGTTCTATCTTAGACGATGAAGACGATGAACGTGAATATTGTGAAGAAGAGATCTTTGAAAATCTACAGTCATTAGACAAATATGATGATCTTGCGGAAGTTTACAATTTCATATTGAGTCTCTAATAACAATGATTGAGTGGAACTTAATGTTCCACTCCTTCTAATAATTTAGTACCTTTAGGACATGAAAGATATCGCAGAAATAGTACGAGTTAGAATGTATGGCAGAACTTGCTATCAGATCAATTTTATCAATGTAAGAACAGGAATGTATTACAATAGTTCATCACAACGATTCGATGAACTAGAGAAAGCAGTCGCTTATGCAAATGAGAATAGTTTAACGATAAAAATAAAGTGACAATGGAACGAAAGATTTATATAAATTACACAGAACTTATTAAAGTCTGTTCTTGGGAACAACAAACTACCCTACACAAAGCAATGTATCTATACGATCATTCACGAAGATACATCAAAAGAAGAGTAGACGGTAAGGATAATATTACCGTTTTACAGATAAAGTTCAATGACGAAGAGAAGTTGAACAAGTTCCTAGAAATTATGAGAGATGAACATATTGAATTAATAAATCCCGAAACAATGGAAAAGATTAAGGAGAAGATTAACGATTACGTACACATTGTGATCTCTAAAGATAAATTAGAGATAAGTGAACAATATGCATCAATTGGTGTATCAAGTGATAGTGTTTATAGAAACACTGACGAGTATACTTATTCAGTATCAAAGAACGAGCGTGATGGAACTGTGTTGCTAAAGAGAATAGAGGTCAAAACTAATAAGGAGATTATTCTTGACGCATTTGATTATAAGCTGTCGAAGATTGTAAACAGAATAGAAACATTTAAATTATCCTAAGCTATGACAAGAGAAGAATTCAATGAGAAGTGGAGAAATATTGTTATTCAAGTAGACGGTCCAATTGATATATCAATTGTAGAAGCGATCAATTGGATTACAGGGGCAAAGGTCTTTTATGATTCGAAAAAGTGTAGGAGACCAAAACCTATAGAAATTGCAAAAGACTTTCTAAGTATAGAAGACACTGAAATTATTACAAAGGAATCTTGGATGAACAAGTATTACAGTGGATTTTGTATAAATATGCCGATATGTGAAAGTTTCAGAAGTTTAAATATAACATTAGACAAAATTGCTGTTGAATTTGATTGTGAGAACGTGATTTCGAACATGAATTTAACAGAAAGTAAACGCGTTACCGGTAATGTTTTTATATCAGATAAATCGGTAAAAGAAGATGTAAATCTATTGTATCCCTATCCTACAATTCCGTTGATCGATTTTATTATGGATCTGAAGAAAATGTATCGTTGGCAATACATTTATAATTGGTTTAATGACGGAAAGAATTTTAAGGTGATTGTATATTCAGCATTTCTTTTTGAAGATGAAGAAGTGACACCGAGCGATCGTTGTAACAATATCTTTGTATCAAAAGATCAAAAAAGACTTTTTATATTAATAATAACAATGACGTAAAAATAGTTCTTTGTATTTACGATGTTGTTGGTGAGAGTTTTCGTTGTACAGATCTTTCACAGAAATACAAACAAATAGTTCGTAAACAAGTTTTTAATTATAAAGGAATGTTGTATATCCAACTGACTGATAACTTATATATAGCGAAAGATAAATCGGAAATTATAGAACTTAATACTGTAGATACAATTTTCAATATCTACAATTCAATCGAAAAGAGGACCAAGAGCGATGATGATGTTGCTCGTAAGATAACAAAGTAGTATCTTTACAGCATTGAAAGGAGAACGAAAGAGTTTGATAAACAATTTATTATTAATCCATGTTATACTTTTAATTATATCACACAGACGAATCGTTCTTCTTTCCTCTATTGAATATTAAATTAAACAGTTAAAAACAATGAAAGCAAAAGAGAAAATTGGAAGAGAGTTAAAAAAAATTCTCGCAAACAAGGAGCTTGTGATTGATTTCAATCAATTTATTGAAAAGAATGATGAAGATGTTGTCGATGATGCTGTTTATAGAACAATTACGCTTCTAGAAGAATGTGGTTTCGCATTTTATCTAACAGCGTTTCGTACTAAGAACGGTCAAAAGGCAATCAAAATTAACGTTGAAAGTGAATCATCTCTACATCAGGTCGAGTCTATGGAATATTGTGACTTCGAAATGTTAGTTGAAAGTTGGGCGAAACCGAATGATCTTAAAGAACTTGTTGAAGCATTAGAAGACGGAGTATTGTTTGAATTAGGAGATGACGAAGGACTTATCAAAGAAACAATTTCATATCTTGAAATTTCACCTATTAATTTCGGACTTTCAATTGAAGAAGACGGAAGTACTTCAATCATGCCTGAAAGTTAT